GTTTGGTGGTCACCCGAATAGGAAACGGCTCGATCTCCGATGCCCACACGGGAGCAATGCCGGAAATCAAGCCGCCCAAAGGAAAACCGCCGGAGCCGTCAAACAGGCTGCCGAGCGTCAGTTTATTCATCGGACACCTCCAGATCTGCGAAGGTGTATGTCTTGCCGTCCCTCTCCACGGAAACGCCGTCCGCAGAGCCGGCCTGCTCGATGTACCGCTTCACGATGACATCGCAGTATTTCTCGTCCAGTTCTATGGTGTAGCAGTCCCTGTCAGTCTGCTCACAGGCGATCAGCGTGGAGCCGCTGCCGCCGAACGGATCGAGGACGAGCGTGTTGCTCATAGAAGAATTCTGTATCGGGTACGCCAGGAGCGGTATGGGCTTCATGGTCGGATGATCCGTGTTCTTCTTGGTCTTTTCAAATTCCCATATCGTGGTCTGCTTGCGGTCGGCGTACCATTGGTGCTTGCCGCTTTTCTTCCATCCGTACAGACAAGGCTCATGCTGCCATTGGTACGGGCTTCTCCCAAGCACCAGGCTCGGCTTCTTCCAGATGCAGCAGCCGGAAAGATAGAATCCCGCATCTGCGAACGCCTTTCTGAAGTTCAGCCCCTCGGTATCCGCATGGAACACATAAATGGACGCATCGTCCGCCATGACCTTTTCGATATTGGAAAATGCATCGAAGAGGAACTGATAAAACTTCTCATCCGCAAGGTTGTCGTTCTTGATCTTCCCGGCAGTCCCTTCGTAGTTCACGTTATACGGAGGATCGGTCACCACAAGGTTTGCCTTCCGTCCCTGCATGAGCGTGTCGAAGGTTTCCGCTTTCGTGGAATCGCCGCATACAAGCCTGTGCCTTCCGAGCGTCCATACATCGCCGCTCTTGGAGAATGTGGGCTTTTCCAGTTCCGCATCCACATCAAAATCGTCCTCCTGCACATCCCCGTCTCTCTTGAACAGGTCGGACAGTTCCTTTTCGTCAAAGCCCGTGAGGGACAGGTCGAACGCCTCCGCCTGCAGAGCTTCGATCTCCACGCGCAGAAGCTCCTCGTCCCATCCTGCGTCCATCGCCATTCTGTTGTCGGCGAGGATATATGCTTTCTTCTGCGCTTCTGTCAGATGGTCGGCAAAGACGCACGGAACCTCCGCGATGCCTTCCTCCTTCGCCGCAAGAATACGACCGTGGCCGGCGATTACGCCAAAGTCACGGTCGATGATCACGGGATTGATGAAGCCGAACTCTCGTAGCGAGGAGCGCAGCTTGTTTATCTGTTCCGGGGAGTGGGTACGCGCATTATTGACATACGGCACCAGCTTTGTGATCGGAACGAGCTGCATTTCAGTCGTTGTCTTCATAGCGCTTCACCGCCTCCCTCAATTCTCTGTATTTGTCGGTATGTTCCCAGGTGGGATAACCGTTGCCGAAATGCCCGTATGCGGAATACTCCGCAAAGGAGCAGTTCCGCAGGCAAAACTCGTTGATAATCGCCGCCGGACGCATATTGAACACATCGTTCGCGGCTTTCGCAATCATCTCATCGCTGACCTTGCCCGTGCCGAACGTATCGATCTGGACAGCCACGGGATCGGCTTTCCCGATGGCGTAGCTGATAGCGACCTGGCACTCATCCGCCAAATCAGCGGACACGATGTTCTTTGCGATGCACCGAGCCATGTACGCGCCGGAGCGGTCGACCTTTGTGGGGTCCTTTCCGGAGAACGCACCGCCGCCATGAGCGCCGAGTCCTCCGTAGGTATCAACCATCAGTTTCCTGCCCGTAAGTCCCGTGTCCGCCCTGGGACCGCCCTCCACGAATCTGCCGGAGGGATTGACGAGGATTTCCGTATCGGCGTCAAACGGGAACTTCGTGAACACAGGATGCAGTACCTCGGCAATGATTTCGCTCTTTAACACATCCAAGTCTTTGTCCTTGTCGTGCTGGACGGAAACCACGATGGTCTTTACGCGCTTTGGCTTGCCGTTCACATATTCCACGGTGACCTGCGCCTTGCCGTCCGGCTTGATGCCGTGGATGAGGTTGTCTTTCCTTACCGTGTCCAGTCTTTTACATATTTTGTGTGAAAGAAGGAGCGGCAGGGGAATGTACTCCCTTGTCTCGTTGGTAGCGTACCCGTACACGGTGCCCTGATCGCCCGCGCCGAGATTGGCATAGCAGGAGGTATCGCCGTTCCTTGCTTCAATGCTCATGTCCACGCCGCCCGCGATGTCGCGGCTCTGCTTGCGGATGAACACATAAATGAGGAAGCCGTAAGGATTGTAGCCGACCTTCTCCAGCGCCCTGCGGACGGTGTATCGGATATCCACGGTCTTCGAGCAGGTGATCTCGCCCGCAACGATGATGCGCCGTCCTGCCGCCATGACCTCGCAGGCTACGCGGGAGGACTTGTCTTTGTAAAGGCAGGCGTCCAAGATGCTGTCGGCGATGAAGTCGCACAGCTTGTCGGGATGTCCTGCGCATACGCTTTCCGCTGTCTTGTAAGTTTTCATGTCCATATCTCCATTTCTTTTATTTTCTGTTCTTTGCGCGGAGCAGCCGCTCCATCAGATCGTCCTGCGGGCTTGCGCCGTCATATTCCACGGAGCAGTTCTCACGCACGATCTGATAGATTTGGAACCAGTCCGCATTGACCTGTTTCTTGTAGTCGCGGCTCATGGACACATAAGGCGATGCGATGGCGTTCCCCGTGGTGGGATGCTTGGCGAGGTACCCGAATTCGGATATCGCTTCCTCGCATTGAATCCACCGCGCCACGCTCATCGCGTACTGCTCTATAAGCTGGTTGTTTACTAACATTTCACAGCCCCGCGCCTTTAGCCACAGCCACGTTTCTCTGAAAATCTCCTCGGCACACAGGTCGCTGCCGTTTTTCTGCTTTGCCTTGAGGTAATCCCTGACGGGAGGAACATCCTCGCCCCGGATATCCGCAGGCTCCGGCAGATCGTCCGGCATCACCAGCGTTCCCTTTGCCGTGCCGTCCTGTATTTTGTCTACGAGCGGTTTCCTTTTCGGACCCGTTCCCGGTCTGGGACCGCCCCTGTTGGTACCGTCTTTTGCCACATTCTCACCTCCGATCTGCATTCACCGGGTTAATACCCCGTTTGAATACGAAAATTCGCGCACGAAGCCCCAGGCCGCTGTCCGCTATAGGACCCGTAGAGATTCAGACCGCCCTACCGGTCAGTGCCGGTCGCCCATCTCAATATGAATCTTGGTGTGGCAGGACTGACAAAGACTCATCAGATTGCTTTCCCTATGGTCGCCGCCTTTTGAGATGGGAACGATGTGATGCACTTCCTCGACGGGAGTGTATCTGCCTTCCTTGAGACAGCGTTCGCACAGCGGGTGAGAGGCAGCGTAACGGTCACGGATTCTTTTCCAGCACCTGCCGTATTTTTTATTGCTGTCGGGAGACCGCTCGTAACGGTTGTAATTCTCCCGCACGGCTTTCCTGTGTTCCTCACAATAAGGACCGTCAGAGAGTCGACCGCATCCGGGATAACGGCATGGTCGTTTCGGTTTTCTCGGCATGAAGTCACCTCGCTTTCCGGGCATGACAAAAGCCCCACGGGACTGTTCCCATGAGGCTTTTTGATTCTGCTCTGCTGATTATATACTACCATAAATACATGGTGGGCATTGCTGTGCAAAACTAGGTATTTTCGGCGCGGTCATATGATGATGCAGTCCTCCGGCACGGTGATATGCTGCAAGGCTCTGCCATGCCAGCGACGTATGGTGCTTTCATCCGCAAAGAGCGTGTCGCCAATCTGTTCCCATGTCCAGTTGTGGATGTAGCGGTAGCGGAGTACCATCTGCTCATCGGGATTTTCCACCTTGTCGATGACGGTGCGAATCTGTTCTTTTAAAGCGACCAGCTTATCGATCTCGGCGTTTATTTTCTGTTCCAGTTCCCATACACGCTCAAAACATCTGACGAAGGGAGCCTCCGTTGAGCGGTTGGGATTGTAATGCTCCTCGAAGCCGGGTGAACCGACACTTGATGCCATTTCCCGAAGGCGCGCAGCCTCCGCAATGTCGCTGTTTATTTTCTGGTCAAGCCTGTAGGACTGTTTCAAATATTCTTTTGGTGTCATAATTTCAGACCTCCTCTTTGAGTTTCCTTATGAGCATCTCGCCGTCTACTTCCGTGAGGCACTTGTACCAATCGGAGCGGAAGAACCGCTCAATGGAGGCAGCCTCTGCCTGTGCGAGATGGTTACGTGGGTTTCTTTTCAATTTTCGTGCGGCGGCTCGGTAGTCCTTTGCCGCCTGGATGATGATGGCGTTTGCCAGTTTTTCATATGGGTCCATCGCCACCTCCGTTCCCGTGACCTGTGACCTCACGGCAGTCTGTTGTGAAATATCTGATTTTTAAGCCCTTTTTGACGGCACGTTCGTATTCGGCTTTCATGCCTGCGGAATATTCCGAACCGAAAATCCAAACCTCGGTGCATTTGTCCATGAACACATTTCCAAAGGAAAGCCCAAGGGAGCGTTCTACTGGATTCTCGTCATTTAAGAACTGCGAAAAGAACAGGTGCGCCGCAAAGGGCAGGTATCCTTTATCTACCGCATATCTGCAATATTTCTGTGCCGCGAGAATGTTACGAACGGTATCCCCGGCATAAGGGCTGCAGATATAAACGATGGTGCGGCTTTCGGAAGACTTCTTTCTTGCCTGTGCGTTAACCTTGCGGATAGCTTTCCTGCGGTCGCTTTTTTCTTTTCTGTTGCACTTTGCGATAACGGCTCCTGCGGTCGGATCGTAGTAGCCTTCCGAGTTTCTGTATATGTTATTTGCCATCACGGTTCACCTCCAGTTCGGTAATCTCGATGTATATGCCTGTCGGTTCGTCCGACCAGCGTTTTTCTACGGTCTCCCTCACGACCTGGGCATCGTCTTTCCAGAATCCACATTTTGTCATGCAGTCCTTCAGGAGTTTCTGCAGGTTGTCGGTATCAGGCTTGGTTATCCGAAAGTCGCCATTCTTATGGGACTTGCCCTTCGGAAAGAGCCACAGCGTCGCAAGGGCAACGGCTCCTTCTATGGGTTTGTCCGGCCTGTGAAGGATGAGGTGACCTGTCAGCAGTTTCTTTGCCTCCTTCACGGGAGCGGGATCGTAAAATATAGGTTTGCCGTGAACGATACGTACCTGCTTTTCCTGTGCGGTAGCGGTCGGCGGCTTCATTGCTATAAAAAAGTTCATTTTCTAAACCTCCGTGTATTCTGCGTTATTCCATTCTGTTCAGTTACCGTTGCGCTCCGCAGAAGTGGAAGGGCAGGCTATGCAGCCCTTTCCACTTTGGGAGTGTAACGACCGTTCTTCTGTCTATGTCTTTATATAGACAGCGTAGAAGAAGAAAATCCGATCAGCCGTTTTCAGGGTTCGTTTTCGTGATGACGCCTTTGTCGAGAGTGAACTCGTCGCCCATTTTCTTGAGCCTTGCGTACACGGTCTTATCAATGACGCCCATGTACTCCGCCATGTCCTTCACGGTGACCTTGCCGTCCATGTCGAGAGCGGAGAAAGCGGTGCGGAACTCATCGGCGGCGTCATCCGGCGTCTTGCTCTTCGGATTGTTGAGCCGTCCTGCCTGCGGAGTGCCCTGTGCAGGCATCGCGCCGAGCGTCCCTTTGTCATCGACCTTATGGATCGGGTACTCGAACCAGAAGTTGACGGGCGTGATGTTCGGGAACTCACGCAGCGAGGATTCGAGCCGCCATGCGGTTTCATTGCCGTCACGGACGTTGTTTGCGATATCCTCGGAAAGCTCAAGCTGAATCATGTCAAGCTGGGCATCAGGATCACGGGCGAACACGCCGGAGCCCGACGCTCTGTCCATCGCTTTTTTCATGCCCTGCGCACCCTTGCTGTGATGATGGCAGTAGATGGTGCTGCACCCGGTCTCCGTGCAAATCTTGTCGAACTGGTTACAGAACGCGCCCATTTCGGAGGCGTTGTTCTCATCGCCCGTGATAACTTTGTAAATGGGATCGATGACGATAGCGTCAAAGTGCTGATCCCGTACACGGCGGATGAGTTTCGGAACAAGCTGGTCGAGCGGTACGGCGTGACCCCTGAGGTTCCACACCACGATGCTGTCCGCATTTTTGATGGGCAGACCGAGTGCCTCGTAGATTTTGAGAAATCGGTTGATCGCGCTTGCCGGATCAATCTCAAGGTTCACATAGAGGACTCTGCCTTTCTTGCAGGGAAAGCCGAGCCAGGGCTTGCCTTCCGCGATAGCGATGCACAGTTCCATGAGAAGAAAAGACTTCCCGGCTTTGGACGAGCCGGATATCAGCATCTTGTGTCCTCTGCGGAGAATCCCTGTGATAAGTTCCTCCGGCAGTTCCGGCGGATTGTCCTTGAAAGTGTCGAGGGATACCATGTCGGGCAGTTCGTCCGAGATGCCCTCCACGAAATCCATCCAGTCCACCCATGACTTCCTGCCGATATTGGTCGCAACAAGGTACTGGCGGTTGCCGTTCCTGGTGACTCCCGGCATACGGGAGAGGCGGGACGGATTGCGGTTCTGTTTGTCGATGGACACTCCGTTTTTCTCCAGGAAGTCGTAGAGGAACTCCACGCGCTTTCTGTACTCGTCGTAATTCTCCGCATCCACGCGGACGATGGCATGGAGGCTTTTGCCTCCGCTGTGAACGAGCGCCGCGATAGGCAGTTCCAGCTTGCGGAAGACGATATCCTGTTCCGCAACGGGTAGCGTGTCCGACTCCACCAGGGCAAAGCGGAACTTCGTGATGTTCTCGTTCTTTACGCCGTCCCCATCGAGGGGATTGAAGCGAATCCATGCGCCGACCTGCGGTTTCCAGTCGCCGATGGTCGCGCCGAGGTCGTCGGGATGCTTTTTGAGCGATGCGATGAGTTCCCCGGCGGTGCGATCGTACACGCCCTTGCTCGGCAGCCACTTGCCTTCGGCGTCCTACCACACATCATTCGTGACATAGCCCACGCGGTCGTCTGCGTCAAAGAGCAGTTCGAGGTAGGTGATGAGGTCTGCGGAAGGGCTCCACGAGTCGGGAGCCGTGAATCCGTTGAAACCGTCCTCGCCGTCATACTCGATGGCGTCATCCCAATTGAGGCATCCGTCTTCGCCGCTGAAGGGAGTCCAGCCGCGTTCCTTCGCCATCTGGACGATAGTGCCGCCCTTGACGGGAGTGCCGGAGCCGTGAAAGCTGTTCCACTTGCGTTCGCACTCGCCGGGATGATAGCGTTTGTCGTTCCGGGACCAGTCGTCCCATATGGAGCAGGGGTAGCCCTCCTCCTTTAACGCCATGCCGACCGCAATCCAGTTGGCACGGCTCAAGGTCGCCACATCAATGGCTTTCAAAGCCGAAAGTATATTGTTATCCATAAAACAGTTACCTCCTAAGGTCTGTAGAGCGCGGGAGTGATCCCGTAAGGGACACGCCAGCTATTGTCAGCAAGCATCGAGATGAGGGAACTGGCGTCCTCGAACGCCCAGGTGCCGACCTGCCTGAAACCGTAGCGTTCCAGACAGCGTATCTGTTTCGGCGTTGCAAGCCCCATCTGCTGACGGCGCTGCAGGCGGTCGATGAGAAGGGACGCAAGCCCGGCGTTCCTGACGCTGTCGGCGAAGATGCCCCTGCGTTCCAGGAAAGCGACCTGCTTTTCGGACGGCGGAGCCATTTCCCATGCGAAGGTCGGCACATAATTCGTCAAATCCTCCGCCGCAATCGAAAGCGCATACTGAAGCGGATCGACCAGCTTGCGCTTTTTCCCGCGCATTTCTTCGAGCTGCTTTGCAAGAGCCGCCTCGCGCTCGGCAAGGACATCACGCTCCGCCTGTTCTTCGGCTTCGATAAGGTCGATGCCCTCATCGTCCGACTTCATCTGCTCATCAATCATCTTTGCAATCTTCTCGTCCTTGCTGATGAGAGCGGACGGTCTGCAAAGGTCGTGCCTTGCCGTCATCCAAAGGAAGTCAAGGAGCAGCAGATGGTCTTTCCCAGGAGCAAGCCTCATGCCGCGTCCGACCATCTGCTGATAAAGGGAGCGGATTTTGGTAGGACGCAGGATCACGATGCAGTCCACGGACGGGCAGTCCCAGCCTTCGGTGAGCAGCATGGAATTGCAAAGCACGTCATATCTGCCCGCCTCGAAATCGGCAAGCACCTCCGAGCGGTCATCGCTATTGCCGTTTACCTCTGCGGCGCGGAGTCCCACATTGTTCAGCATGGCGCAGAACTTCTGTGAGGTAGCGATGAGCGGCAGGAATACAACGGTCTTTCTGCCCTGGCAGTAGTTCGCCATCTCGACCGCGATCTGCTGAAGGTACGGTTCCAATGCGTGTCCGATCTCGCCTGCGGAGAAGTCGCCGCTTGAGATGCCGACATCCGCGATATCCAGTTCGAGCGGAATCATCTGCGCCTTGATCGGGCAAAGGTATCCCTCGCGGATAGCCTCGGTCATGCTGTACTCGTAAGCCTTGGAATCGAAGAACTCTCCGAGGTTTTTCATGTCACCTCTGTCGGGCGTCGCTGTCACGCCGAGGATATTGGCGGTCGGGAAATGATCGAGGATGCGCCTGTAGCTGTCGGAAAGGCAGTGATGCGCCTCGTCCACGATGATGTCCTGGAAGTAATCGTTCGGGAACCGGGCGAGTCTCTTTTCCTGCGCAAGCGACTGCACAGAGCCGACCGTCACCGGGAGAAAGCTGTCAAGGCAGGAGGACTCCGCTTTTTCGAGGACAGAGTCAAGCCCGGACGCTTCCTTCAGCTTGTCCGCCGCCTGGTCGAGCAGCTCCCCGCGATGCGCCATGATAAGCACACGGTGTCCCTTGTTTACCTGGTTTTCTGTGACCGAAGAGAACACGACGGTCTTTCCGCATCCCGTCGGGAGGACGAGGAGTGTCTTGCGGTACCCCTCGTCCCACGCGGAAAGGATCGCCTGTTTCGCCTCGGCCTGATAAGGTCGAAGTTCAAACATACGGCACCTCCTAGCGGC